CCCGTTATTGGTCGCGTCCATCGATACAGGTAATCGTGTTTTTAATTTACCAGTGCTTGTCCATTCAGCCCATTCAAAACACCAAGCGAGAAACTGCCACGGTTTGTCGGCGTCCGTCCATGATAGTACAGTTGTTGGGTTGTCAGCAATCTTTTGAGCTTCTTCTGCGTAGTCGTACGCCCACTGTTCGCGTTCTTCAAGGGTAACTTTGTCATTCCCATACGTGTTAGCTCCATGTATGCCGAGCCATCTGGCATCTTCTTTATTCTTTAATCTTTCTTCGCGGTTAAACTCAAGAAGACTTCGACTTGGGTCATTCCCTTGAATGTTCAAAAAGCTAGGAATGTTGTATATGCGTCCTCTAAAATCTGTTTGTGACGGAAAGAAGAAACGCTGGTCTCTAAATTTATCTGCAAGATGAAGTGTCTTCGCAATTAACAACCGTCGTGATTTAGTTGAAAGATTAAGTTCGTATATTTTTGCGGCTTGTCTACGCCATTCGCGGTTGGCGTCTTCATTTGTTTTTATGTCTATTGGTATAGGTGGAAACTCCTCGTCTTTACGGCTAGGTACATCTCCAATCATTAGGTTGTTATCCCAAGACCACTTCATCACATCTAAGACACGGCTGTTAACACGCCACGGGGTCTGTTGAATAAGGTTAACGGCTTCCATAGGCTCAGGTAAGGAACCTTTTATTGTACGTAAAAAATCCATGTCTGTAGTTTTGATGAAGGGAACACTGGGAAGGAACACCTCCCCTTCATCGTAGGCACCATCCCAGATATTCGTCCACGGTTTGGGTATCTCAACCGTAGGCATCCAAAAGGGCTCAAGCAATTCTCGGTCGCTGTTGTAATCTTCAATCCATTGTAGTAATTCGTCCGTTGCACATACATAGCGGGTAGGCTTGCGATTGCGTTGTTCTAAAATATATACGTATTCAATAATACTGCTGTGCATTCGTAAGAGCTCAACCATGTGAAGCCCCATGTTAAGCTTGTCGCGTACACCCCACTTCTTCCATTCAGGTGCACCTTTCTTTTCTGTCTCGTGTCTCATGGAACCACGCACGTGCCGTATCTTTGCCTTTTCCCCCTTGCGACGTTTGGCACCTAAAAGAATACCTTCAGCTTTAGCTTCGTTTGTCTCACATAAAAAGCGGCACCGAAGTTCGTCTTCAATGCGAGCTCCTAAATAAATAGAAACCTGAGATAAGGGTCGTTTTTTAGATATACTGTCGATGATTGATTTAACGGATATATAAGCAATAACACGCGCTGGAAGGTCGGCTGTATCTTCTTGGTATCTAGCTTTTCGGTCATACTGTGCAACCGTTTCTTTCCAATCTTGTATAGCTTCTGAATAGTCTGGAAGTATGGAGCGCATCAAACGCTGTCCGTGCTTACTTTCAAGCTCGGCGTCGCGCTCTTTGGCGGACTCTAGTTTACTACGGTAACGTCCTTTACCGAGGAGAACCATATCGTCATTTAACTGCTTCTGTGTTAAGTCGCTCATATCTCCTTTTTGCCCAAGATTTGCCAAGGGGTCAATTTAGTCACAAAAATGAAACGGATTTTATCCTGTAAAACAAGCTTTAAAATTAAAAATATTAATGATAAAAAATATGGAATATTAACCACGCTTATAATCCTAGTTTTTATACCATATTTATTCATACAATATAACGATTTTAAATTAATCTTTTGTTTTCAATATTGAAAATTATACCAAATGTGAAAAGAGTGTCAAGCTTATACTTAACATGTTCGATGGGCATGTTCGATGGGCATGTTCGATGGGCATGTTCGATGGGCATGCAAAGTCTAAATTAAATCTATAAAAAACTATTAATAAAAAAATATCGATAAAAAAGTATCGATTGGCGTTTGATGATAGTAGTGGAGCGTAGCGACTCCATACGAGGGGAGCGACAAGACGCTCGGTCTTTTATTAGGCGTAGTGTGCGGCAAGACGCACTTATTACTGAGGCGAGAAACTTTTAAAAAAAAGACGACACGGGCGTTAGCCCGCATCGCCTTAGTGTTAAGCTACTACTCCTAATAGCACTATAAATGTAATTGCATTAATAATTATTAATAGGTTAGTAATGTTAACATAAGTACATGTGTTACCTCCTTAGTGTAGAGCGTAGTCTACATTGCGTATGTTTGGTTGCCAGCAAGCACGACACTTGTTGCACTTGCCTTGATAACTCGGGGCGGGACATCGCCAACCGTAACCTGAATCGACTGATGAAGTCTGGAGTCCAGATTGGTAGAACTCTTTTTCGGATACTGCATCAGCAGATATACGAATAATTAGATTCGGTGATAGTTCCTCATCTATTTCATTTTCTAATTGATGGACTATATCTAGTTCTCTTGTAGGTAACCAGAACTGTATGTTTTCTAGTCGTTTGGCAATGTAGTTGATTGCCCATAAGTGGTCAACATCTTGTATGTCACCGCTGTCGTGCCATCTAAAGTAACCAGACTTTTCTTTCTGGTAAATTAGTTGAA